AATGAAAGCTGTATTTGCTCCAGTTCCTTATAATATAGATATTACCCTTTATATACTAACTAAAACTCAAGAAGACGGATTACAAATTCTTGAACAAATTCTTCCTACCTTTACTCCAGAATATACTCTGGCAATTAAAGCTGTAGATGAAATGAATATTGTTCAAGATGTTCCTGTTATCTTAAATAGCGTATCAGTTCAAGATGATTACGATGGTGATTTTCAAACTCGTAGATTTGTAACCCATACATTAAATTTTACTCTAAAAACAAACTTGTTTGGTTCTACAAATACTCAAGGTGTCATTGATCAAGTTAATGCAAATATTGGAGAGAATGAAAACTTCTCTAATCCAAATAGAGTTTATCAAGCAGTAGGAAATCCCGCTACTGGAATAGTGACTCAAGAAAACTGGGAAGACAATTTTTAAAATATGGCTCAAGTTTATAATGCTAATGCGAATCTAAAAGCTGCGGGAGTTTCGGTTCAGTTTACTCCCGAGCAAGTTCAAGAGATTATTAAGTGTACTACAGATCCAATATACTTTATAGAAACGTATTGTCAAATTGTTTCGCTTGATCGTGGTTTAATTCCATTTAAGCTGTATGAGTGTCAAAAAGAAAAAGTTAATATAATCCATAACAATCGCCGTGTGATTCTTATGGAAGGTCGTCAGCAAGGTAAGACAACTACTAGTGCTGCTTATATTCTTTGGTATACATTATTCCAAGAAAATAAAACAGTGGCTATTCTTGCAAATAAAGCCACTGCTGCCAGAGAAGTATTATCTCGATATCAGTTAATGTTTGAGCACTTACCTGTGTGGTTACAACAAGGTGTTACTACTTGGAATAAAGGTGACATTGAATTAGAAAATGGTTCTAAAGTTTTTACAGCTGCAACATCAACATCTGGTATTCGTGGTAAGTCTGTTAACATGCTTTATGTTGACGAAACAGCAATTATTCCAAACACTGTTGCTGAAGAATTCTTTACATCAGTTTACCCAACTATTTCAGCTGGTGAAACAACAAAGATTTTATTGTCCTCTACACCATTAGGTTACAATCACTTTTGGAAGTATTGGAATGATGCTGAGAATGGTCGTAATGGATTTGTTCCGCTATTCATACCTTACTGGAAGATTCCAGGTCGTGATGAGAAATGGGCAGCTGAACAGATTGTGTAAGTTTTTAGGTTCAAGTTTAACATTAGTTGCTGCAGACGCCATTGCAAAAATGTCATTTGCTCAACCAGTGTTTAGTAAAGATGGGTTAGATATATATGAACACGTTAAAGAAGGTAATGTATACGTATTAGTGGCCGACACAGCTAAAGGTGTTGGTGGTGACTATTCCGCATTTTCTGTTATTGATATATCTGAAGTTCCATATAAACTGGTGGCCAAGTATAGAAAGAATGATATTAGTCCACTGTTATACCCAAACATTATACATCACGTAGCAACACAATTTAATGAAGCATTTGTTTTAATTGAGATCAATTCAAGCGAGCAAGTGCCTTATATTATACATAATGAACTAGAGTATGAAAACTTGATGTTTGTTAGTAGATCTGGTGGTATGCAAACTATTACTGGCGGATTTGGTGGAGGTACTACCCAGCTTGGGGTAAATACCGATAAACGAGTGAAACGTACTGGATGTCATAACTTTAAAGCATTAGTTGAAGAAAACAAGTTAATCATCCAAGACGCTGATACGATTTCTGAAATTTCCACGTTTATTGAAACTCGTGGTTCTTATGCAGCTGACGATGGTTATCACGATGACTTAGTTATGACTTTAGTACTGTTTAGCTGGTTAACAGCAACCCCGTATTTTAAAGACCTAAATAATGTAAACCTGAGACAAGTTATGTATGAGAAAAGAATAAAAGCGTTGGAGGATGAATTAACTCCATTCGGCTTTTTAGATAATGGCGACACAAGAGAAAAACCACTTTTGAACTTCTGAAAATGGGTTTTAAATAAATAAATTAGTGCTTTAAGTGCTCCTCGAAGCAAAACAGAATAACATGTAATAAGGAGAATTACAATGCCTTTTCAATTAAGTCCTGGCGTTGCAGTTGTAGAAAAAGACTTCACATCAATCGTTCCAGCAGTATCTACTGCAGCTGGAGGTTTTGCTGGTGTGTTCCAATGGGGTCCATGTCTACAACCAGTGACAATTAACTCAGAGAACGATTTAGTACGTCGTTTCGGTAAGCCAACCGATGCAAACTTTCAATCATTTTTTACAGCTGCCAACTTTTTAAGTTATACCAATAACTTACTAGTAGTTCGTGCTGATACATTAACTCATAGAAATGCTGTTGCTAGTGTTTCTGGTACACTACAAAGCGTATCATTAAGTAACGCAGGTTCTGGTTATACCAGCTTACCTACAGTTACTTTTAGCGCACCTCAAATCACTGGTGGTGTTACTGCTACTGGTACAGCTCTTTTATCTGGTGGTGGTGTTACTGCTGTCACTGTTGCAACTGGTGGATCTGGGTATATTGCAGCTACAGTTACTTTTAGTGCACCTCAAATTAGTGGTGGTAATAATGCTACTGGAACAGCAACTATTGTTGGTGGGGCAATTACAGCTATTGCAATCACTAATGCTGGTTCTGGATATACTGCTGCTCCTACTGTAACAATTACTTCTTCTAGTGGTACTGGTGCTACAGTTGGTGTTGTTACTATTCAAGCATCTACTATTGTTGGTATTACTACTACTAATACTGGTACTGGCTATACTGCTGCTCCTACTGTAACTATTACTGGTGGCGGTGGTACTGGTGCTGCTGCAACTGCTACTATTCAAGTTGGTGGCGTTAAGATCCTAAATGAAAATGACTACTTAGCTCTATGGTCTACAGGTACTGGTGTTAATGGTGAGTGGGCTGCTAAATGTCCAGGAACTCTAGGTAACGCTATTAAAGTTTCTATGTGCGGTAATACTGCTGCATTCGCAACTTGGGAATACAAAGCAGAATTTGATTCTGCACCTGGAACTTCTGATTACGCTGCTAGCGTATCTGGTTCTAATGACGAAATACACGTTATCATTATTGATAACGATGGTCGTTGGACAGGTCAACCTGGAGCAGTTCTAGAAAAGTTTGCTTATGTTTCTAAAGCATCTGATGCAAAACGTGCTGATGGTACAAATAACTATTACAAAGATGTAATCAATGGCCGTTCAGAGTATATCTGGTGGACTGATTTCCCGTTAAATACTGGTAACACAGCTCCAGTAACTGATTGGGGTACTATTGCTGCTGCTAATGCGTTTGATGATTGTGGTAACAAGACTTATGTTTTAGCTGGTGGTGCTGATGCACTAAACGCTACAGACGGTCAGTTGCAAACAGCTTGGGATATCTTCCGTGACGATACTCGTTATGACGTATCACTATTACCACTAGGTAAAGCAAGCAGTACTGTTGCTAACTTTGTTATCGCTCTAGTAGAAAGCCGTAAAGACTGTATGGTATTTGTGTCACCACAAGACGTTTCTAGCGGTGACATTATTCAAAATAGCCAATATCAAACTGGTGCCATAGATAAGATTGTTGCTTACCGCAATGCTCTTCCATCAACTTCTTATGCTTCTATGGACAGTGGTTACAAATATCAGTACGATCGTTATAACGACAAGTATCGTTTTGTTCCATTAAATGGTGACGTTGCTGGTCTTTGCGCTCGCACTGATTACACTAATGATCCTTGGTTCTCTCCAGGTGGTTTAAATCGTGGTCAGATTAAGAACGTAGTTAAGCTGGCAGTTCACTTGACTAAAACAGATCGCGATACTCTGTACAAAGCTGGAATTAACCCTGTTGTTAATTTCCCAGGAGATGGAACTGTTCTATTCGGTGATAAGACTCTATTGGCTAAGCCAAGTGCTTTTGATCGTATTAACGTACGTCGTTTATTCATTGTACTAGAAAAAGCTGTAGCTACTGCTGCTAAATTCCAGTTGTTTGAATTCAACGATGGTTTCACTCGTGCACAGTTCCGTAACTTAGTAGAACCATTCCTACGTGATGTTCAAGGTCGTCGTGGTATTACTGATTTCGTAGTTAAGTGCGATGATTCTAACAACACTGGTGAAGTTATTGATCGTAACGAATTTGTTGCTGATATCTTTATCAAGCCAAATCGCTCTATTAACTTTATCACTCTTAACTTTGTTGCTGCTCGCTCTGGAATTAACTTTTCAGAGATCGGTGCGTAACGACTAAATAAAGAGAACAAGGAGAATTAAATGGCAAATATTAGCGATTTCAAAGCGCAAATGATTGGTGGCGGTGCTCGTCCCAATCAATTCCGTGTTGAATTAGTATTCCCTAGCTACGTACCATTAGGTATTGTAGCTGGTCAGCGTGCTCAGTTCTTGTGTAAAGCTGCACAGTTACCTGCTTCCACTATTGAGAACATTCAAGTTCTTTATAAAGGTCGTCAGATTAACTTTGCAGGTGAACGTAACTTTACACCTTGGACTGTATCAATCTATAACGATACAACTTTCAATATCCGTAACGCCATGGAACAGTGGCAATCTGGTATTCAAAGTTACTCAAGCACAGACGGTAGAACTAATCCACGTGATTATCAAGTAGATTTACAAGTTCATCAATTAGATCGTAGTGGTGCAACCATCAAGAGCTATAAGTTTGTTGATGCATTCCCTACTAACATTGGTCCTATTGCGTTGGATTTTGACCAACAAAATCAGATCGAACAGTTTGACGTAGAATTCCAGTTTAATTACTTTACTTCTAACGCAACTGAGGGTGGTGGAATCAATCTTAATGTTTCAGTTGATACACCAATCGGTAGCTTCCCACTACCTATCTAACTAGGTTGACAATTTAATTATGCAATTATTTGGATTCGAGATAACACGTAAACAAGAAAAAGAGGTCGGAGCTGTAGTAACTCCGATCTCTGATGACGGCTCAACAGTTGTATCCACCAACGCCACTTCCTATTATGGAATGGTTATGGATTTGGATACGATTGTTAAAAATGAAAACGATTTAATTAGACGTTATCGTGACACAGCAATGTACGCTGATTGCGATGCAGCTATTGAAGACATTGTAAATGAAGCAATTATTTCAGAGTCTGATGATCAAGCTGTAAAGATTAATTTAGATAAAGTTAAATTATCTGAGTCTATTAAAAATAAGATTCGTGTAGAGTTTGACGAGATCTTACGTTTATATAATTTTGATGACAAAGGTCACGAAATTTTCCGTCAGTGGTATATCGATGGGCGTAGTTATTATAATATTCTTTTGGACATTAATAATCCAAAAGCTGGTATTCAAGAATTGCGTTATATTGATCCTAGAAAGATTCGTAAGATTAAAAATGTGGAAAAGAAACGCAATCCACAAGGTGTTGATATCGTTGTAAAATCTGATGAGTATTACATCTACAACGATAAAGGTATTACTGAAGCACAAGTTAATGGTGTTAAGTTGTCTATTGATTCAGTGGTTTATTGCCCTTCTGGATACGTAGACCACAATTCAGGTTTAATGCTTTCGTATTTACACAAAGCTATTAAACCAACCAATCAGTTAAAGATGATTGAAGATGCGGTTGTTATCTACCGTATCTCTCGTGCGCCAGAACGCAGAGTGTTTTATGTTGACGTTGGTAACTTGCCTAAATTAAAGGCTGAGCAATACGTTAATGACATTATGAACAAGTTTAAGAATAAAATTGTTTATGATGCAACTACTGGTGAAACACGTGATGATCGTCGCCATCTATCAATGATGGAAGATTTTTGGATGCCACGTCGTGAAGGTGGTAAGGGTACTGAAATCACTACTCTTCCAGGTGGACAAAATTTAGGTGATATTCAAGATATACAATATTTCCAAAGAAAGTTGTATCAATCATTGAATGTTCCAATGTCACGTTTAGAATCCTCAACTGGATTTGCACTTGGTAGATCTACTGAAATTACACGTGATGAAATTAAGTTTAATAAATTTATTCAACGTGTACGTAAGAAGTTTAGCACGCTATTTAGTGCAGCGTTACGTGTTCAGTTGATTGCAAAGAATGTTATTAAACCAGAAGAGTGGGTATCAATAGAGCAGTTAATACAGTATGATTATCAGCAAGACAATAATTTTGCTGAATTAAAAGACAATGAACTTTTAATACAACGTGTAACTGCCCTAACTCAAATGGAACCATTCATTGGTAGATTTTATTCTGCTAAGTGGATTCGTAAAAATGTGTTGCATCAAACTGACGATGAGATCGAACAGTTGGATAAAGAAATGCAAGAAGATCGTGATGCAGCTTTTGACCAAGCAGAACACAAAGGTGCACTTGCTGGTACTACTCAAGTAGCCCAACAAAAAGAATTATCAGATAATGGCTTTGGTGGTGATGAACAATCACCGAATGAACAATAAGGAGATAAAATGAACGAATCAGTAAAAAACTTAATTAACGCAATCTCAGCAGGTGATGCTGTTGAAACTGAAAATGCGTTTCAAGTAGCAATCTCAGATAAAATTTCAGCCAGACTTGCCGATATGAAGATTGAAGTTGCACGAGGAATGTTTGCACAACAAGAAGTAGAAGCTGAACAAGAAGCAGAACAAGAAACTCAAACTACAGAAGAATAATGCATTACTCTAAGTTTATCAAAAGTATTAATTCTTCTGCTGCTCCAGTAGTAGCCGAAGAAACTACACTTGATGAAATAATTAAAGAGTCGTACGAAGATATTGAAGATGGTCGAATCGCTACAATTATACGCGAATACCACGATATTAAAGTTACAAATACGTTAATAGAATCATACAGAGAATTAGCTGCTTCTAAAATGTTTACAGTTGATCCAATCGTACAAGAAATTAGAAAATTAAATAAATTAGATTCGATCGTTGAAAATAAAATTCACTACACTTTGAATGATAATTCTGTTGTTGCAATAAATGAAGGTACACAAGAAGTCCTAAATAATTTATTGTCCAAAGATAAACAAATTATTGAGTACATGCGAGAAAGCAAGAGTAATTTCTTTTATGTGCTTAAGAAAATTAAGGAATAAAGATGGCATTAACTAAAACCATATTAAAGATGACAGAGACAGAAACTGTCGTTAAGGTTGCTGGTGCTGCTGGATCAGCCACTATTGACTTGCAAACAGATTTGGTTGACACAAACCAAGCAGTAGCTGGAGCAACTCAAACTGTTACAATTACAGGTGTTCGCTGGAATGGTGAACTTAGTAATACACTTAACATAACAAGAAATAGCGTAAGAGTTCTTACTCTTCCAACTGATGCAGCAGATTTTATTGCGTTTGATGGTCAAGAAATGCCACCAGAAAATACTGAAGCTACTTCTGATATTGTAGTTAGTCAAACTGGTACTGGTCAAGTAGAATTGTATTTAAAACTACGTAAGGTTTCTGGTTATGCACCTAAAGTTGAAACTGCACAATTCAGCGTCTATGATGACGTTAATACAGTAGGAAGCTAAAATGAGACTAATCAAAGAAGTTTTCGATACAACAAACGTAATCGTTGAGTCAAAGCTAGGTAAGCCAAAACAATATTTTATTGAAGGTGTATTCCTTCAATCTGAATTGCAAAACCGTAACGGACGCATGTATCCAGAGAAAATTATGGATAAAGAAGTTAGCCGTTATATGGAAAGTTATGTTGCCAAGAATCGTGCCTATGGTGAACTCGGTCACCCAGAAACACCTTCTATTAATTTAGATCGTGTTTCTCACTTGATCGTAGATCTACGTAAAGAAGGCACTAACTATATCGGTCGAGCAAAAATTTTAGATACTCCAATGGGTCAAATCGCCAAAGGTCTTTTAGATGGTGGTGCTAACCTTGGTGTTTCTAGTCGAGCACTTGGTTCTTTACAAATGAACAAAGAAGGTGTTCAAGTGGTTCAAGACGACTTCATGCTGTCAACAGCAGCAGATATCGTTGCAGACCCATCTGCTCCAGATGCTTTTGTTGAAGGTATTATGGAAAGCAAGGAGTGGGTATTTGTTGATGGAAAGTTTGTGGAGAAGAATATTGAAGAGGCACGTAAGAGTATTATGAGAGCCACTTCTAAGAATCTAGATGAAGCGAAAATACTCGCTTTTCAGAATTTTCTGAGAGAAATCAGATAAATAATAAATAATTACATAGAACTAATCCAGTTAGGAGAAAACGATGTCAATCGAACAAAAAATCGCTGAGCTTCTTGCAGAATCTAAAGCTGCCCAGTTAGCTGAGCAAGTAGCTGAAGACAAAGCTAAGGAAGTTATTTCTGAAGAAGAAACCATCACTGGTTTGACTGAAGAACAATTCCAGGCTCTTTCTGAAGAAGAACAAGCTGAATACGAACTTGATGAAGCATCTTCATGCTATAAGAAAAAAGCTATGAAAGAAGAAGCTGAAGAAGTTATCGCTGAAGAAGCTAAAGAAGAAGAACTTACTGTTGATGTGTCAGCTGATGTAGCTGCGCTAATCAATGGTGAAGAACTTACTGAAGAATTTAAAACTAAAGCTGCTACAATTTTTGAAGCAGCAGTAGTTAATAGAGTAAAGCAAGAAGTTGCTAAACTTGAAGAAGAATACGCAGCTCTTTTAGTTAAAGAGTCTGAAGAAATTGCAGAGGGTCTTATTGAAAAGGTTGATGGATATCTCGACTACGTAGTCGAGCAGTGGATTGCACAGAATGAACTAGCCCTTGAGCATGGTATGAAGTCTGAAATCTTAGAAGGTTTCGTGGCTGGATTGAAAGGTCTTTTCGAAGAACATTATATCGATATTCCTGATGAGAAATTCGACGTAGTGGGCGTAATGGAAAGCACTATTGAAGAACTAGAAACTAAGTTAAATGAGCAACTTGCTGCTAACGTTGAGCTAAACAAAACTGTTGGCGAAATGAAACGTAGCGAAATTGTTGAGACAGCCTGTGAAGGTTTATCTGATACTGAAGTTGAGAAGTTCAAAGGTCTAGCTGAAGAGTTAGCATACGAAGATGTTGAAACTTTTACTACTAAAGTTCAAACTATTCGTGAAAGCTACTTCACTACCAAAGCACAATCAGATGTTGCATCTGTAGTTACTGATTCCCCTGTAGAAATGCTTGCTGAAGAAAAGAAATTAGATCCAGCAATGGCAAAATACTTGGAAGCAATTAATCAGTTCAAAAAATAAAATCTTTTTAAAAGGAAATAAAAATGACAACTCGTCAAGAATTAATGGAAAAATGGGCACCAGTATTAAATGCTGAAGCTGCTCCACAAATTAAAGATCAGTATCGTAGAGAAGTTACTGCTGTTCTTTTAGAGAACCAAGAGCGTGAAGCTGCTAAGCAGAACCAAGTGTTCACTGAAGCTACTCACGCTAACGCTGGTGGTACTGGTGTTGCCTTAGGTGGTGCAGGTTCTAACGCAAACATGGCTGGCTACGATCCAGTTCTTATCAATCTAGTACGTCGTGCTGCTCCACAGATGATCGCTTATGACATCGCTGGTGTTCAGCCAATGACTCAACCAACTGGTTTGATCTTTGCAATGAAGAGCAAGTATACTAGCCAAGCTGGTACTGAGGCTCTATTCAACGAAGCTGATACAGACTTTGCTGGTACTGGTACTCACGCTGGTGCAAACCCAGTTGATGGTACTTACACTACTGGTACTGGTATGTCTACTGATACTGCTGAAGGTCTTGGCGATAGCACTGCTTTCGGTCAAATGGCTTTCTCTATCGAGAAGACTACTGTAACTGCTAAGACTCGTGCTTTAAAAGCAGAATACACTGTTGAATTGGCTCAAGACTTACAAGCTGTTCACGGTCTAAACGCTGAAGCTGAACTAAGCAACATCCTTTCAACAGAAATCACTGCTGAATTGAACCGTGAAGTTGTACGTACTGTTTACACTGCTGCTAAAGCTGGTGCTGAAATCGGTACTGCAGTTGCTGGTACTTTTGACCTTGACGTTGACTCAAATGGTCGTTGGTCTGTTGAGAAGTTCAAAGGTCTATTGTTCCAAATCGAACGTGAAGCAAATGCTATTGCCCAGACTACTCGTCGTGGCCGTGGTAACTTTATCATCTGTTCTTCTGACGTAGCTTCTGCTTTGGCAATGGCTGGCGTACTTGACTATGCTCCTGCATTGTCTACTGGTTTGAACGTTGATGAGGCTTCTACTACTTTCGCTGGTGTTCTAAATGGTAAGTACAAAGTATATGTTGACCCATATTCTGCTAACCAATCTGCTAGCCAGTTCTTTGTAGTTGGTTACAAAGGTACTTCTGCGTTTGACGCTGGTTTGTTCTATTGCCCATACGTTCCACTACAGAAAGTAAACGCAATTGATCCAAACACTTTCCAGCCAAAAATTGGATTCAAGACTCGTTACGGTATGGTTGCAAACCCATTCACTAGCTTGTCTTCTGGT